TAGAGACACAGATTATACAACAAATTGGTTTTATTTTGTAGTGAATACTGATACAGCTACAACAGGTGGAATAGAAGGAGGAGGTTATCCAGTGTCCGTTGGACCGGTAACCATAGAAGCATAATGGGAGACATTTCAATAAAAGGTAGAAGTAATATTTTACGTGTAGGTTTAAAAAAAGGTGGAGGCAGCGCGGTCTGGCTTAGAGGTAGATCAGGACAAACTATTAAAGCTCCTCGAGGAAAAGCAGGCTGGAAACAAATGCAAGATTATGAAGCGAAAATTCCTAAAGGGAAAAAAGGTATAAAAGTTCTAGAAAAAAAAATTGAAAGTGCTGGACCCAAGGAGCTTTTAGATAATTTAAAACATTTAGGATTACGTGGAGGGTATGGAAGAGGAAGACCTAAAGGTGGATCTACAAAGGAAAGAAGAAGACTAGCTAAGGTTGAAGACGCTATGAAAGAAAAATTGTTAGGATCTCTTGGACCTAAAGGAAGACTTTCTAATAGAAAAGGTGGTAAAGCATAATGGCAGGATATACACTTTCAGCATTAGAAGCTGATATTAGAAGTTATACTGAAGTAGACAGTACTGTTTTTAGTGGTGCTGTTCTAAGCAGATTTATAGAAAACGCTGAATATAGACTTTTAAGAGATATTCCAATTGATGCAGATAGAAAACAACAAGAAGGAAATTTAGTTACTGGACAACAATATATAAATTGTCCGGCAGGATGTTTATTTACCCGTGGAATACAGGTTTATACCTCAACTTCAGTTATTACTGGAGCTAATACATGGTTACAAAGGAAAGATCAGACTTTTTTAAATGAATATGTAGCTGCGAATACCGATACTGGAAATCCTAAATACTATGCTCAATTTGGAGGAGCAACAGGAACAACTGATACTACTTCAGGAAAATATATGTTTGCTCCTGTTCCTAATAGTACTTATAAATTTCAAGTTCATTTTAATGCTATGCCCACTAGTCTGGTAACAAATACCAGTGGAACCTATATAAGTAAGAACTTTCCAAATGGATTATTATATGCCTGTCTTGTAGAAGCTTATGGATATTTAAAAGGTCCAATGGACATGTTGACAATGTATGAACAAAAGTATAATAATGTAGTTCAGAAATTTGCTGCAGAGCAAATTGGGAGAAGAAGACGAGATGATTATACGGATGGTACAATTCGTATTCCCATTGAGTCTCCAAATCCTTAAATTAGGAGATAATTATGGCAATAACATCAGCAATTTGTTCAAGTTTTAAACAGGAACTTTTACAAGGTATGCATAGTTTTGAATCTACAGGTGGAAGTACTTTTAAAATTGCATTATTTACAAGTTCAGCAACTTTAAATGCTACAACTACTGATTATTCAACATCTAATGAAATTACAAACGATGCAGGAAGTGCTTACAGCGCAGGCGGAAGCGCCTTAACAAATACAGGGGTGGGTTTAACTTCTACAACTGCATTTACAGATTTTACAGATGTAGCATGGACAACTGCTTCATTCACAGCGAATGGTGCATTAATTTATAACACAACAACAGATGGTGGATCATCCACTACAGATGCTGTTTGTGCAATTGCATTTGGATCTGATAAAACAGCAACCGTTGGAACTTTTACAATTCAATTTCCCGCTAACGATTCATCAAACGCAATCATAAGATTAGCGTAAGGAGGCCTTCCTTATGCCTACCGTAACAGAAGGTTGGGGACGCAGAACCTGGGGACGTGCCAACTGGGGAGATGCTACTCTTTACACTGAAGGTTGGGGTGCTCTTGGTTGGGGTGATAATGAATGGGGAGAATTAAAAGACGCAACTATTACTCTTACAGGAATTTCTTTTACAGCTAGTATTGGAAGTGTTACTAATGTTGTAGATGTTACAGTCGAACCAACAGGATTATATTCTACTTTTAATGTTGGTGATTCAACAATAGTTACAGATTCTTCTTTAGAAACTTCTAATTTTTTAATTAGTTCGCTGCAAGGAACTATTACTCCAGTCATTAATGTTACACCTACTATTACAGGTTTAGATATAACTGCAGCTATAGGAGTTATTGATCCTATAGATCAAGTTGTTGGTTTTTCTGGGTTAGAAATTACATCCACTCAAGGAACAGCATTTGCACCAAATGAAGATGTTTCACCTAGTGGATTAGCTATTACGTCTGAAATGGGTACACCTGTATATGTAAACGAGGTAGTAGTTGAACCTTCAGGACTTGCGATTACTTCTTCATTAGATAGTGTAACCGTACCTAATGATGCAGCCGCTTTAACAGGACTTTCAGCAGAATTTACTCTTGGAACTTTAGCAGGAATAGGATCAGTAGTAGTTCAGCCAAGTGGTATATCTAGTACCATGAGCCTTGGTTCAATAGCCGATCTTCCTGATCAAATAGTTAGTTTTGATGGAGTATCTTCAAGTTTCAGCGTTGGAAGTATAGATGTAGCAGATCAGGTGGTAAGCTTTGATGGTCTTTCAGCAAGCTTTACTTTAGCTTCCCCTTTTATTATAAATTATGAAAATATTGACACTGGGTCAAATATTACTTATAGTAATATTTCAACGGGTTCGAATATTTCATATTCGAATGTTGCAACTGGATCAAATATAAGCTATAATGATGTAGCATAGGAGAAAAATATGGCATCAACATACACAGGATTAGGTACCGAGTTAATGGTAACTGGCGAAAACGCCGGTACATGGGGAACAAAAACAAATACAAATTTAAAAATTTTAGAACAGATTTCGGGTGGCTATGTTTCAATAGCTTTAAATACAACAGGAGCTACAACTTTAGCTGTATCAGATGGAGCAGCAACTGATGCTAACCAAGTTGCACACAGATGTATGACTTTCACAGCAGCTCTTGGTGGAAATGTAACTGTAACTATTCCTTTAGATGTTCAACAACTATACGTAATTAAAAATTCTTGTACTAATTCATACTCAGTTGAATTTAAATATGTCACTGGTAGTGGAAGCAGCGTTACATGGGCATCTGGCGATACAGGAACTAAAATTGTTTATGCAACAGCGAATGATGCCACTAATCCAGATATTATAGATGCAACAACAGATTTTGCTACAGCGGCTTCAACTACAACTTTCACAAATAAAACTTTAACCGCTCCGAAATTTGCAGACGGCGGATTCATTGCAGATGCTGGGGGAGATGAAACACTGGTTTTCGGTGAAGTAAGTACTCCCGTTAACGAACTTAAAATAACGAATGCGGCTACAGGTTCAGGTCCAATTATTTCTTCGGTTTCTACGAGTTCCACAGATACAAATATTGATATCAATGTCACTCCGGCAGGAACCGGGAATGTTAATTTATCAGCGGATGCAGTTCAAATTGGCGATAATAATGCCAATGCAACGCTTACTACTCAAGGCACAGGAGATTTAATTTTAAATACAAATAATGGTTCAAGTTCTGGAGACATTACTTTACTAGATGGAGCAAACGGAAACATAGAATTTACCAATAACGGAACGGGTGTCGTTAAATTTAACGACGCGGCTTATTTTCCAGAAGCAACTTTAACATTTGACGTTACTCAAGACTGGGATGTTCAAGCATCTCCAGTTGCGAAAGTAACTTTAACAGACAATGTAACTTTTGATGTACCTGATAATCCAACAACAGGACAATTCATTTCCATTCTTTGTATTCAGGATGCTGGGGGTTCAAACACAATCGGTTGGAATGCAGTTTTTGAATTTACAGCTGATACAGCTCCAACAGCGACAACAACAGGAGATAAGGCCGATTTATTTAGCTTCAGATATAACGGAACAAAATGGCTTTCAGTTGGATCAACCCTTGACTTAGAAGTAGCATAGGAGTTTTATGTACGCATTAATAGAAAATAACGAAATAAAAGAAACATTCAGCAATATAAGAGCACTCAAGATTGGTGATGTTCAATATCCAAAAAATATCTTTACTGTGTGGAGCAAGGAAGAAAAAGAAGCAATTGGTATTTATGAAATAGTACGTGATAATTCAAACAAGAAAGATGATTCACTTTATACCAATACCGAGGTTTCCTATGCCTTTGCAGATGGAAAAGTTACAGCAAGTTATGGAACTGCAAATCCAAAAGAATTAGAGGATGTAAAATCTTTAAAGAAAGCAAGCATCCGACAACAGGCAAGTGCAATATTAACAGCTACCGACTGGTATGTTGTTAAGGCAACTGAAGTGGAAAGCTATTCCGTTCCAGAAGCGGTAACAACCTATCGAGCAGATGCAAGAACAGCATCGAACGACATGGAATCTAAAATAGATGCCTGTTCAACGGTTGATGAACTTGCGGCTTTATATGTCTATACAGACGGAACAAGACCATTAGGTGAATTTCCAGACCATGGAATTGAGGATTTATTTTGGAACACGTTGCAGGGCAACTTAACCCATATCAGATGAGTGCGGTTTAATGTTTCCTATCATACCAGCAAATTCT